TGATGGTTGATCCTCCGTCTGGTTGGCTTTACGGGTTTCCTAAGCCCTACCCCGGTGGGGCTTTGGTATCCTATAAAGACAAGGTTAAATGGTTTCTGGAGAATGGCTACCCTCAGGATTTAATTGATGAGGGGTTGCTACGGTATTGTCGTTACATTGAAAGTGATATTGATGACCCAACTGAGTCTGTTTGAATACTGGAATGATGAGGACACCGACGAAGAGCCTGAATACATCCCCACCCGTGAAGATATTGTTAAAGAGTTCCACGAAGCGTTTAACCTGCCCACTGGAGGGATTGACCTAACCACCTTCCATACTTTGGTTGAGCTTCGTGTTAAGTTAATGCGTGAAGAGTTGAATGAGGTTGAAGATGCACTTACCAAGTGGGAAGAAGCTGTCTACCACGAAGATTCAGAGATTATGGACATTCGTAAGGCAGAGCTACTTAAAGAACTTTGTGATCTTAATTATGTGCTATCTGGTACTGCTGTGGTCTTTGGGCTGGACCTAGAAGAAGCCTTCTGCCGAGTCCACGACAGTAATATGAGTAAGCTAGGGCCTGACGGAAAGCCCATCTACCGGGATGACGGCAAGGTGCTGAAGAGCAGTAATTACAAACCACCCTATTTGGAAGATTTGGTCTAATGAAATCTCTACACGTACTCACTGTCCTGTTTGTTGTGCTTAAGCTTGCAGAAGTAATCTCTTGGTCTTGGTGGCTTGTCTTCTTGCCGTCGATTATCTGGCTTGTGCCTGTGACTATTCTTCTTGCAATGTCGTTATTTCTTCAGGTGCGTATTGATACGCTGTCTGAGAAACTTAAGAATCTGAAATAAAAGGTGTAATGTTTGAATATTCCTAACTATAAAGAGTACGGGCCTACATTGCCCATTAGTCAAGAAATCCACGCTATGAAGTATCGTGGCAAAGGGGAGACATTTAAGCAAGCTATGGTGCGTGTTGCTGACGCACTGAAGGACACTGAGGAACACTATCTCAAGATGAAGGACATTCTTCTTGACATGAGGTTCCTGCCTGCCGGTCGAGTGCAGGCTGCAATGGGCAGTCCAAAGCAGGTCACGCCCTACAATTGCTTCGTCTCTGCAACCATCGTGGACAGCATGGATGGCATCATGGGAGCCGCCTACGAGGCTGCTGAGACCATGCGCCTTGGGGGTGGAATTGGTTACGACTTTAGTACTCTACGCCCTCGGGGTGACCTTATCCGCTCTCTGGACAGCCGTAGTTCTGGTCCGGTGTCTTTCATGGGTATCTTCGACGCCATCTGTAAAACCATTGCTAGTGCTGGTCACCGCCGAGGCGCTCAGATGGGCGTTCTTCGTGTCGATCATCCTGACATCGAAGAGTTTATAGAGGCTAAGGCTAACAGCACCCAGCTTACCCAGTTCAACATCTCCGTCGGTGTCACTGATAAGTTCATGGCGGCTGTGAAGGCTGACACCACCTTTGATCTGGTGTTTGATGGTCGTGTCTATAACACCGTCAAAGCCAAGGCCTTGTGGGATAAAATCCTGCGCCTGACCTGGGACTGGGCCGAGCCTGGCATCCTGTTCATCGACCGTATGAACCGGAAGAATAACCTCTGGTACTGCGAAACCATTGCAGCCACCAACCCGTGCGGGGAACAGCCCCTGCCTCCTCACGGGGCCTGTCTTCTCGGGTCAATCAACCTGACGAAGTATGTGTTTACGGCCAGCGGTGGCAAGGGCATCTACTACCCCGGTCTTGTCGCAGACATCCCCCACATCATCCGTGCAATGGACAATGTGGTGGACCGGGCCATCTATCCGCTCTTTGAGCAGGAGCTTGAAGCCAAGAACAAGCGCCGTATGGGGATTGGTGTCACAGGGGTGGCTAATGCCCTTGAAGCCTGTGGTCTTCCTTACGGCTCCCCTGATTTCCTGCGTGAACTCGAGGGCACCATGAAGCTTATTCGAGACACAGCCTACCGTGCCTCTATTGGGCTGGCCGTAGAGAAAGGCCCCTTCCCTCTGTATGACGAAAGGATGCTTGAGAGTGAGTTTGCCCTTACGCTGCCTGACGATATTCGGGAAGGTATTCGCACTTACGGCATTCGGAACAGCCACCTCCTTAGTGTGGCCCCAACCGGAACCATCAGTCTTACTGCTGACAACGTGTCTAGTGGGATTGAGCCTGTCTTTAGTCTTATGTACGACCGAACTATTCAGACTTTTGAAGGCCCTAAGGTAGAGCGTATCCTTGATTATGGGTTCTCTGTCTTTGGCACCAAAGGAAAGACAGCCAATGAGCTGTCAGTGTTCGACCATGTAGCCGTGTTAAATGTTGCCTCTAAGTATGTAGATAGTGCCTGCTCCAAGACCTGTAACGTCGGTGATGACATTACCTGGGAGCAATTTAAAGATGTGTATATGCGGGCCTACGATGGTGGAGCTTCAGGCTGCACTACCTTCCGTGCCTCTGGTAAACGGTATGGCATTCTTAATGCTAGTAAAGATGAAGAAGTAGTTGAGACACCGGAAAAAGAAGAAGACAATTTCATTGAGGAAGGTGGGGCGTGTTATTACGACCCGTCCACAGGCTTGAGGACATGTGAGTGAGCGCACTAGATAAACAGGTTGGAGGCAACCATTACAAAGACCTCCGCTTCCAGCCTATCGAATACATCATCAAGAACGAGCTTGGCTTCTGTGAGGGGAACATTGTTAAGTACATCACCCGATGGAAGTTGAAGGGAGGAAGGGAAGACCTGGAGAAGGTCATCCATTACGCCCAGATTCTCTTGGATTACCCCAGCCCTAAGGTTGAGAGTACTGAGGACCAGTTGAGGGACCAAGTAAATCTCCTGTTTAAAACACAGAGAAATACCTCGCAGTTCTCATACCCATCTGAACCTGACCCACGTACCACAGGGACCAATACTGGCAAATGGTACGGCCACACTAACTTAGAAAAATCATAAAAAAAAAAAAAGCCCCTCTTAGCTCTCTTGCTAAGGGGGGCTTTCTTGTTATTTGGCGTATTCTTTTCTGAGGTCACTGGTATACTTGATCCAGTCTTCCAGCGTGTTGATCTGCTCAACCGTCAGGTCTGCGTCTGGTGTGTCTTCAATCTCGAAATAGGCCTTAGCCTCAATCCGCAGATCGTCGTCCTTCGACAGCCACTTACGCTGAGCATCCCGCAATGATCCGGTGTACCCACTGGAGGCCACAATGTCTCGGGTCTGCTTCTTGACGTCCTTCATGAGGGTGGACACCATATTGCCCCGTTCCCTCTGGTTGGCCTTCTTCCAAGCTGGAAGAGCAAGCAGAGCTGTGGCCCTCCGTTCAAGGATGGGTGTGATCCGCTCATGCACCAGAGCATCCCACTCAGGGACACCAGTGCGTTCAGATTGGGTCCACACAGGCAGGTTCACCATTGCCAGCATTCTGTCAGCATTGGTAATGGGGGCCTCTTCCCGGCGTCCCACCAGCTTGCTCAACGGGTTTGGCTCTCGCTGTGGCCCGTCCTTCGTCAAGGCCTGGGCAGGCTGCCCAAAGTTCCTACGACCGTTCTCGTCATCCTCAAGGAAGGGTCTGAAGAAAGCATCGACATAGCGGAAGGTGTTAGCCAACCCCTTCTCTGTCCCCTTGAGCTGGCGACGATCAATCATGACGTCATTGTCACCAATGGATTGTGCCAAGATGTTGGCAGGTTCCAGGGGACGCATAAAGCCAGAAGCCACTTCCCCGCCAATGAAGGAGATCACGGTGGTCATCACCTTGCCAAAGTCCTCTTGGCCCGCCTGGTCGTCTGTCAGAGACAGCAAGTAGCCAGCCATTTCGGAGACACCCGAACCAACCCCCACATCCCGAAACAACTGTCCCAGGATAAGCTGAGTGCCAGCATCGCGCAGCAACTCGTCTCCACTGGCCTTCTCGCCCCGATGATTAAAGACGGATACCTCGACTTCAACATCAACGACATCCAAGGCGACATCGAATACCTCGTCGTAGACGGAACCCTACCCATCGAGCCAACCCGCAACGCGGAGACATGGATGACCATGCTCCAAGTCATCAATAATGGCGGGCTTCAAATGGAATACAAAACTGGCCGCATCGTGGAAGAAGCAATCCGCTCCATGGGCATCTCCGACATCGACCAGTTCAAAATCTCCAAAGAAGAGCAGCAACAAGGGATGACCCCATCCCAACAATTAAGTATCATGGAAAAAATGCGTGGCGCATCCGTCATGCCAAACGAACAAGTCCAACAGCAAGTCCAAGCTGGCAACCTGAAACCGATGAGATAGCCGTGCCCAACGCCCCACATTTCTCAGCCTTCGCCTCATCCCTGACGCCGCAGCAGCGCCAGTACATCGACCTGTACGTCGCCGAGAAAGTCTCCGAAGCGACCGCCTCAGTCATCAAATCCGCGCAGGTTATTACCGAGAGTTATCAAAAACTTGAAGCCATCGTCACCACCCTTTCCGCGCAGGTCGACTCCTACGAATCCAAGTTCCGTGACGACTCCAAATACATCCTCACCCGTGGCAAGCTGATAGCCTTCATGAAGAAAGAGGGACTCTAATGTCAGAGACCAAACCACGTTCAGAGCAAATCCGTTTCATCTCCGACCTCACCGGCGAGCACATTCTCGACGACTACATCGAAGCGTGCGAACGCGCTGGCCTCCCCCTCTACGAACTCCTCGACAAAGTATTCGACTCCGCTGGCGAACTCCAAGCGGACTTCATCCAATTCCGCATCGAGGAAGTCACCACCAACAACTTCCAATTCCAGTACCGCTTCGGCCCCCACGTCGACCCTGACGAAGGCTGGACGCCCATCAGCGAAGACATCTTCGGCGTCGCCGCTGGCTCCGTCACCGCAACTGCCATCAACGCCGCCGCAGCCCTCGCCTCCGCGAACGCTTCCGAAGCAGCCAAGCTGGCCGCCCAACTGGCCGCCATCCAATCCGCTGCCTACGCCACCAACTCCTTGGCCTACAGCGAATCCACCGCCCTGCACTGGCGCTTCGACACCACTATCACCATGGCCGACCCCGGCGCTGGCTTCATGCGCGTCAACAACGCCAACCCCGCCCTCGTCACACAAATCGCCCTGTCCAACGTCACTGGCAACATTGGCTCTCCCGACCTCTCGGCCTTCATCGACACATGGGATGACAGCACCAGCGTAATCCGTGGAACCATCGTCCTGCGCGACACAACCAACACCACCAACTTCGCCATCTACGCCATCAGCTCCGCCACCACAACCAACACTGGCTGGCGTCGCCTGAACGTAACCTACGTCACCCACTCTGGCGCGCTCCCAGCAGCCTCGAACACCATCGCTGTCGGCTACACCCGCGCCGGTGACGCCTCAACCTCATTCGCCCAAATCATCACCTCCAATTCCGCCGACGCTTTCGCCGTCGGCCCCGGCGGTCTCACGAACTCCGTCTTCAAAGTAGACGCCTCCACCGTCTCAACCGTCAATGGTGTCGTCGTCAAAGGTGGTGACTCCGGCACATCCGCCTCCATCACCGCGACCTCCCCCGACGCCGACGCTGGCGTCGACATCATTGCCAAAGGCTTCTCCTACGCCCGCCTCGTCGCCCCCGGCGGCTTCGCGCAAATGGCCTCAAGCAACGGCACCTTCACCGTCTCTGG